AGGCATATATTTTATAAACGTCAATCTGATTTAGTAACAATGAAAAAGGAAATAAAAATATGAACGATTTAAGAAAAGATATCATAGGTGTGATTATTGCAGCTGCGATTGTTTTCATGTCCGCAATAATTTCTATAGCAGTCTATCACATAAACGATAGAGCGCTAATGTCAAAGAACATTGATGCCGCTATCGCAAAAGGAGTTGATCCTGTTGCGGTGCGTTGTTCATTTGTTCAACAAACAGATACCATTTGTGTTGCATATGCAGCTGCACAAAATGGTCATACGGGGTCACCATCACCTAAAAAATAATTGAAAGGTTATTATGAAAAATGTGATTCTTATAGGTTCTATGGCATTATGTTTGATTGCTATTGTTCTTCACACGGTGTTTACATATGAATATAGCCGTGTGAAGATTTATGATTGCACAATTTCTGAAATTAGTGTAGATTATCCAATTGAAGTGAAAGAAGAATGTCGTAAATTGAAAAGGAAAATGATATGAGTAAGTTTACATTTATTTGTGAAGAAGAGGCGATGCCTTTTGCAGATGCCGTTTCATCTAAAAGAACGGTTGAATTCAAGGCTGAAACCATAAGTAATATTGTTAATGAATTTGAAATGTTTCTAAAAGGTTGCGGCTTTAATTTTGAAGGTCGTTTAGATTTGGTACAAGAAGAACATGAATGGGTTCAGGACAAGAGAGCAGACCAAGAGTTTGATTATAGATAATGCCAACTAAAGACGAAATGATGAAGTTTGCAATAGCAATTGATAAATTGGTTGCTGAAACAGACTACAACTACATTGAAGCGATTGTGGAACATTGTAAGCGCACAGGATTGGAAATTGAAGTGGCCTCGACTTTGGTGAATGCCAACCTCAAATCTAAAATTGAAAATGATGCAATGGAAAACAATTTATTAAAGAATAAAAGCCCTAGATTGCCACTATGACAGGCTATGAAGCATTTTCAATATATCATACTCTAAAATTACACTTCACCAGCGATTACGATTATTTCAAGTATAATGGTAAGTGTAATATCAGTCCCACTACATTTGAAAATCGTAGGGACAAATACCATTTCTATAAACTGTCCCGTAAGTATCCAAATAAAGAACAATTTCAGAATTTTGTAATTGCCAACCTATTTGAGAATAGTGAGGCATGGGCAGGCACACTATTACAACCTGAAGCTGAGGTAAATTACCTATTACGGCAGAAGGTAGTTCAATCACTATCGTATACCTTTGAGAATGATTGTAAAGTTATTTTTGAAGATTGTAAAGACCCTAATGAATTATTGTCAACGAATGGAGACCATCCAAGACTGTTAACGATGGCTTTACGCAAAGAGATATCACCAGAAACACTAATCGTCCTAAACGCAATCCTGCAATTCTTACCGATGTGGGATAGGAAGATTACCGATACAATACGATGGCCAGATTACCGAAGAAAACTAACCAAGTATGCCTCTTTTCTTACCTTTGATACTGTAAAATACAAGTTGTTATTAAAGAAGATTATATTATGAAATTATACTTAGATATGGATGGCGTAATTGCCAATTTTGAAAAGCGGTACATTGAGTTGTTTAATGAATCGCCTGGTTCAGCACGAGATAGAAAAATGTTCAGTAAAAACTGGACTAAATTTATTGAAGGCAAACACTTTGAAACTTTAGACTGGTGGCCAGGTGCTTCAGAGTTAATAACATATGTTTCAACCAATTTTCCACATGAGAATGTTGAAATTCTTACTTCATCTGGCGGTAACAAATACCATGATGAAGTGGAGATTCAAAAAAAAGTGTGGGTTAAAAGAATGAACCTTTCTGAGAAATGGAAGGTCAATGTTGTAGCAGGAAGAAAATTAAAGGCAGATTATGCTACACCAAATAGCATCCTGATTGATGATACCTTGGATGTTATTCAAGCCTTTAATGAAGCAGGAGGTATAGGTATTCATCACAAAGATGTTGGCAATACTATTATGTTGCTAGATATTCTGCTTGCAAAGCATATAAATAAATGATATACTATGCATCATGTGGATAAGTTGCACATATTTTTTAATACATTTAATACGAGGTAATACATATGAGTTCATTTGCAAATCTAAAGCGCAATCGTAGTTCGTTGGATAAACTTACTAAGGCGATTGAAGCTACTCAATCCGGTTCAACAGAATCCGGTTCAAAAGACGATACTCGCTTTTGGCAACCATCAGTAGATAAATCTGGTAACGGCATGGCGGTCATTCGCTTTCTGCCAGCACCAGCAGTTGACGGTGATGACGCCTTACCGTGGGTTCGCACATTCAGTCATGGATTTCAGGGACCTGGCGGTTGGTTTATTGATAACTGCTTGACCACTCTGAATGATAAATGTCCTGTTTGTGAACACAATAATACATTATGGAATTCTGGAATTGAAGCTAACAAAGAGATTGCTCGCAAGCAAAAACGCAAGCTGTCTTATGTTGCCAATATTCTAGTTGTGTCTGACCCAAGTAATTCTGATAATGAAGGTCAAATCAAACTGTTTAAGTTTGGTAAGAAAATCTTTGATAAGATTACAGAGGCGATGAATCCTGAGTTCGCTGATGAAACACCAGTTAACCCATTTGATATGTGGGAAGGTGCTAACTTCAAATTGAAGATTCGTAATGTTGAAGGTTATCGTAATTATGATAAATCGGAGTTTGCTGATTCATCTCCATTATTTGAAGGTGATGATGCAAAACTAGAAGAATTGTGGAAGAAAGAGTTCTCTCTTAAAGAGTTTACTCTGAAGTCGCAATTCAAACCTTATGAGCAATTAAAAACTCGTTTGGATAAAGTTCTAGGCTTTGATGGTGAAGCGATTAGAACCAAAGCTGAATCTGCTGATATCAGTCCTTTCAAAGACGATGAAGTTGTCTTGGATAAGTCTGGTGTTGAAGATGAAGATTTGGATTATTTCAAATCCCTTGCTGAATCAAAGTAATACAAAATCCCATGCAAGTTAACCCCGCTTCGGCGGGGTTTTTTATGCTGAAATTCCTTGAGTTAAAATTCTAGCCAACTCAGTATCATATGGATTAGCAATTGATGCGGTTGTCTGATTTCCATTTCCACCACTCATATTATTAATAATTGTTGTTGGGTTGTTATTGCCGCTGCCAGAAGTGTTTCTTCGGCCTTCATCTACACTAGTTGAAGCTTGAGCAATAACGGCGCCAGTTGGTTTAGGCGGAGAAGCCGCAACTTGAGAACCTTGACCACTATAACTTGCCATCCATTTTGCTTGATATGCTTCTGCGGTTAATCCATTGTTAGCTGCTAAAGCTGCAGTGGACATTTTCCCTTGAGAATTTCCTGTATACCAAACTAAAGGAACTTTGGAAACATCTCCATTATTTTTCTTTAATATATCTTTTACATAAGCGCTAGCAACTGCATCTTGTATTTCTGGAGGAGCATCTTTAGCTGTAGAATATTCCGTACCAATGCCATATTGTTTAGTCAGTCCTTTCCATGTGCTATTAATAAACTGATAAGCACCTGAGGCTGATGAACCTTTAGCTTGTATTGTGTAATCGCCGCCAGATTCTCTCTGTCTAATTGTAGCCAAAATTTTATCAACTTCAGCATCGCCTGATGAGCCAGGAGTGCTTGGAACTTGACTTGGTGAAGATCCTACACTTCCTTGAGAAGCACTTCTTGCTATTCCTACAGCTGAACTAGTATTTTTTCTTGCTCTTTCCAGTTGTTTATCTGTCATGCTAGCCAAAGTTTCTATTCCAGATGTTAAATCTTTAAAACCTTGACCTATTTTTGAAAGGTTTTCTCCATCAATATCTTTAAATAATTTTAATTGTTCAGCTAATTGATAAAGTGGTGCTTTTTTAGGATCTGATTCACCAAAGAAAAAATCTTTAAGTGATTTAAAAATAGAACCGACGCCTAAACCGGCAAGTCCAGCAGTTAATGCTACTACACCTGCTCCAACTTGCATGAGGTTTGTACCATCTATTTGGCTGAGTGGATTTAACCCTGCAGCTAAATTAATAAGTAACTCTTTTATACCATCAGATCCACCTAACAATTTAACAGCAGTTCCTGATAAGGCAAGTGCAGATAAAAATCCTCCTAAGCCTGCACCAACGGCAGCAATACCAATTCCGCCAAATGCCGCAGCTGCTGGGCCGCCAACCGCTCCAAACAACATACCAGATCCTAATAATGAACCTAGAGCGGCTAGACTGCTAACCTCAAAAGCATTTAATCCTTCTGCAAGATTAACTAATAAATCTTTAACTCCAGTTGCACCACCAAACAGTTGAACACCAGCGCCACCCAAAGCTAAACCTGCCATAAATCCACCAAAACCTAAACCTACTGCACCCATGCCAACTGCAGCCTCAACTGAATTTCCAACACCAGCTGTTGCACCAAATAACATACCAGTTCCTAACATAGCACCCAAAGCAGCTAAACTTGTCATATTAAAAGCATTTAAACCTTCGGCTAAATTAACAAGCAAATCTTTAATACCACTTGCACCGCCTAATGCGTTAACGGCTGCGCCACCCAAGGCTAAACCAGCAATAAAACCACCTATACCAACACCAATAGCAGCAATGCCAGCACCTTTTCCTATACCGCTCATGGCGCTACCTAAAGCACCTAGTCCAATATCTTTTAACGATGAAGATTCGGAAGTTGGAGTTGTAGATTGCTCCGTTGCTTTTGTAGGTTTTGTAGTTCTATATGACTTATCTACTTTTGTAGCAACTCTGCCTGTTGTTTTTTTATTTTGATTTTTTACTAAAGTTGCTGAGTTTTGTTTTACAAAATTAATATCTTTAGCTATTCTTGTTAAATTTAAATTCATACTGTTAAAGACAGTAGGACTTAAAGATCCGCTTGGTGTAGTTAATCCAGGAGATGTTGTTTTTAGTGATTTATCTGGTGTTGCTCTATATGCTTTGAATAAAGAGGGCAATGCAGCAGCTAAAAATCCTTTTTGATTGAATATACGTCTTGGATCTATTTTTTCTAAAGCAGCTTTACCAAAAGTGGACATAGCTCCGCCACCCCTGGATTTTTCAGATTGATAAATTTCTGCTAGCCGTGTTGTTTTATTTTCTGCCATCTATCTTCTTTTTTGTTGATTTTTTAATTTTTCATTTTCTTCTTCAAGATAATTAATTAACATATCAATATATACTTGTCTTTCCCAAGGCATCATTTCTTCCAATTCACTTAAACTATACTTGTGATGTTGCATTAAAGAAAAGTTTGTTTGAAAATAATTAGCCAAAGTGTCATGGGAAAGACCTATCCGAAAAAACTTTGAATTCCTTCAATATCCATTTCTTCTTTATAACTACACTTTGGACATTTAAAGTCAAACTTTTTAATAATTTTTGGCATGGTTTCAAAAAATTTTTGAATTTTGGCTAAATCTGTTTGTTGCATATTTTCAATAAAATCCATCAATTCTTTTTTATCAGTATCTTTAGCGTAATAGATGTTGTCTTTGTCGTATATGTAATCAATACACTCAATAATAACATTTAACATATCCACTTCAGATTTAATATTTAAATTATTAACAATATTAAAGTTTGGATATTTCATTACTATGCCTAAATTTTTAGAAAGTTCAACCTTATTATTGTGTTCTGGATTTTTGGTTGGTTGAATTTCTGTAA